AAATTGTCTCAGACGTTATTTGTCTAGTCAACAATTCAAATAAAATTCCCGTATTTTTGTACTTGGAATGCTTAGGTTTCATGCATGAATATTTTTATTCCTATATAAATATATGAGGAACCCTGAAGATTACTCATCTATTATGTTTTTTTCATCTAAAAGGGAAGATTTATTATCTTCAGTTAGGGACTGTTTACCTTTTAAACGTTTAAAGGATAATTTTTTAAGAATTCTACTATTTTCCTCTAATGCAAACGTTGAAACATCATTAGTTTTATTAGGAGTATCATCAGCAGTTAATCCTGCTTTTCCTAAAGGATCTCTTCCCATATTTGCTTGATCAGTACCATATCGGCTTAATTTAATAGCAGGTCTACCTGGTCCTTCCTCATCATAACCATCAGGAACATCTTTTATAGTCTTATCTCTTTTAGTAGAATATAAACCTGCTAAGTCATGAGGAGTACCATATGACTCTCCTGATTCTATAGGGTCATTACCTTCGTTTTCTATTTGGTTAAGTCTAAATATATGGGCAGCATCGTCTAATGCTTTATTTCTTTCAAATTCTATCTCAGTATCAGATAAGTTAAATATATTTTTATAAATAAAGTCTGTAGATAGGATTTTTTTATCTGTAATAGAATTAGCTAAAGTAATTTTATCTGTATAAAGTTGGGTTTTTTCTTGTTCAAATACAATTGAGGGACCTGTTAGTTCTAGTTCAAAATCTACTAGATCAGAATTTTCAAACCCTTGAGTATATAAATGAACAAGAGCTATTTTATGTAATTCAGATACAATAGTTCGTTGTAAGCGCTCAACAGTACGTGCAAAACGAATATCCATAGCAGCTAACGTTGACTTACCTTCGAGGTTTTCATCGTATCCCAAGAATGCCTTAGGGATTTTAAGGGCCGCTAACATTCGGTTCTTTAAGTATTCAATATCAGTTGTACCATCGTAATCGAGACCTTTTGTAGTTTCGATCTTAGTTGATGCATCGTTACCTCTAACTGGGATATAAAAATCCTCAGTCATATTTTGGACATTAAATTTAAGGTTATAATCTCCAGTATTTTGGTCAATATATGGAGTTTTTTTCATTCTAGAAACTGTGCGTTCCATAAATTGATCTACTTCATTTGGAGGAATACCTCCTACGTTCATGTAAAAAATTCTTTTTTCTGGTGCACGCATAATTCTGTGAATAAGCATTGCATCTTCCATCAAAATTAGCTGCTTAAATACCTTACGAGCTGGCTCAAGATATGAACGACCATAGGGGAGATAATTAGCATCTGATAATAATCTAAAGTGAGCGACTTCATAATTTTCTAATTTCATTTGGTCGCTTCTTCTAGCACTATAAGTGGTAGATTGTGATAAACCATTAGGGTCTAAAATAAACTGAACATAATTGGGATTTTCTGGGTTCATACCCTCTTCTCTTACTACTTGATATACAGAAAGAGGTAATACATTATATATACCAAACTTTTCAGATATCTGTAAGTGGAGATAAAAATCACCATACTTGCACATTTGGCGAACCCATGATGGTAAATTAAATTCAATATTTAGTACATCATAAAATAAATTATGTAATACTCTTTTAACATTTTCGTTAGATGATTTAATTGTTAAAACATCCCCATATTCATTTTTAAGGGTTGATTCCTCAGATATAATATCAAGTGCTGGGGCAATTAATGAGTCATAATCCATAGCTTCATAATCACTATACAACTGAAGTCGCATAGAAGAATAATTAAGTGTTGGGTTATATTGTAATGATGAACCTACAGGTCTGTGTAATCTAGTGAATCTATCATAGAGTGAATTAGATTCTAAGTTACCATATTTTTGGATGCGATCAACATCCATTACTTTAAGTTGTTTTCCTCCTACGTTTCTTATAATAACGTCGTTTGAAAATAATCTTCGTAATCTTGTAAATAAGCTAGTATCTGCCATATTTATTGTTTATTGTGTATGTGTATAAATATTCAACCTAAAAGCCAAGACAAATCTTCATCTTTTCCCCCTACTTTCATTTTATAGGCCTGTTTAGGGTCATTTATAGGGTTATTAGTAAAAAATGGATTATAAGTTGCTTTGGTTGTATTTGCAAGCATAGCACGGGTTAAGTCAACCCCGTGCTGAGCGAATTTGAGCGCAGTATCTCGCACGTAACATGCGGTAGCTACGGACATTATTAGGTCGTCATTATACCCAGTTTGTGCTTCTGGTCGACCATTTTTCCATACAAAGGTTCTTAATTCATCTAATGTGCGTCTTGAATAAATTTGGATACTTTGTTCTTTAATATATGCATCTAATTTAGCAATTGTTAAAGGTCTAGTACGTAAAGACATTGTAAATCCAGGTACCATTTTTGATTTATCAATTAAATCATATCCTTTAGCAATATATGCTTCGGCATCACGAGTAAATTTTTCATCTTTAGGGCTGTAATATAAATTTTCATAACCCATATCAATTACCTCTTGTATAGTAGCCCATCCTATATTTGCATTTTCAATTACTAATAATGCTTTATTGTATTCATTTGCTATATTATATAAGATTCTACCAAAGTCTTTTGTTTGAACTTGATCTTTAAATTCAGCAACTTGGGTACATGTTTCTATGTCTATAATATGAAATGCTGAATAATCTTTTGAATCACCTCTTGCTACGTCAGCTACAACCATATATTTTCTTGAATAATCAGGATATTCCCAAACCCACAAACTCTGATTCATACCACGTTTTTCAAGTGGATCTTTTAAAGTTGTAGTTTCTATATAGTTTAGTAGTTCAGGAGGAAATACAGTATCACCTGAAGTTGTAAAATCACAATCACACTCTTGTGCTGCCATTCTATCCCCTAGCTCATCATCTTGTTTATCTCTCCATTCTTGGTTTCGTTCGGGGTGTACAGTCCATGGTAATCTAATAGGGGTAAATCCACTAGTACCATCTTGGGCTTTAGTCCACATTCTATGGAACCAGTTACCTGTACCATTGGGTGTAGATAATATAATTGCTCTACCACCAGTAGCAAGTGTTTGTTGTGCTGAACCCCAAATTTCTTCTATTCGATTTTCTTCAATAAAAGCACCCTCATCAATTACTAGAAGGGAAATGGCTTCTGATCTACCAGCATCACCTGCTGCAGATACTGCTTTAATTTGGGAACCATTTTTAAGTCGTAGTGATAATCGGTTATTTTCCATTGTTGGTAATTTTAACCAACTGGGTAACTGATCATACATAAATCGTACTTTGGTTACTAGGTTTTTAGCTGTTTCTTGTTTTGTTGCTATTACAAGGATATTTTTATCCTTTTGAAATAACATCATGTGTAAAGCTATACCTGCTGAGAGGGTCGAAATACCAAGCTGTCTTGATTTTAGGATTACTGATTTATCATGTTTATTTAGTAGTCCTAATACTTTTTCTTGGAACGGGTATAGGTTAAACTGGGTGCGACCTCTTGTTGGGTGTTGTATCCAACAATATTTTTTCATAAAATAAACAGGATCGCTTGCTGATTTAACAAATTCCTGCTTTATGATTGATTTTATATCTGCCATCGTATATACATACTAACAAAAAAGGGGACCTATTGGTCCCCTAATTTTTATATTGTTGTTATTACAACTTATCTACGTCCTTTTTTACAGTGACTTTAAGCGCATATTTATTTTTACCAATTTTCCTTGCTTCATATTTAGCAGCCTCAAAATCATCAATAGTTACAAATTCGCTCGGGACTTCTCCTTTAATTTTTTCATTATCATCAATAAACGTATATTTTAGTACGTCACCTGCTTTTGGATCTTTACTTTCACCACCTCCATCTAAAAACTGTTCTACGGCTATTTTTAGAGTTTTTTTATCTTTAGGATCTAAACCTTCTTTAAGGCTTAGCTTTTCTTTTAATTCACTTTCAGTGATTAAACCAGCTAATTTTTGCATACGTAGTAATTCTTTGTTCATTTTTAATTATATTATTTTGTTATAGCTTGTCCTATTAAATCACCTTTTTGATTTACAGAGTAAACAAACTCAAGATCTGGTGTATTACCTTCACCTGGGCTTACGTCTGATACTCTACCCCCCATTTTAGCAACAACTTGAGCGATTTCTTTTGCTGCTTCTAAATCCATCATAAGATCGTCGTAGTCTTGACTATCTTTATCAGCAAATGCAAGTTCATCTTTAAGTTCGTCCATGACATTTACAGGGGGGTTTTCATCATATCCACTACCAAATTGTGATATACGGAAAAACTTACCATCTCCAACAACATTATATGCGTGGGTTCCTGGTGTAAATTGATTCAGAAAGGCATTACCTTCATTTTCGTTAAGACTTAGTTTTTTTTTTTGAATATCACTTTCAGTGATTAAACCAGCTAGCTTTTGGAAGCGAAGTGTAGATTCATTAAGACCTTCAAAGCGCAAGTTATCTTCTTCTAATTCTACTTCATCAACAGCGGCATCAATAGTATCTTCATCAATAGGAGCATCTTCGTCTACTACGGTTTCTTTTTTTCTACCACCAGCTGCTTTGTCGTATTCTTTTTGAAGTTTGGCTTGTGCTCTTTCGAGTTCTTTAAGTTGTTTGCGAACTTCTTTAACAGCGTTTTTATCCATCATATCTCTGAATTCGTTGTCTTCGTCAATGCGAGTCAAACGGCCGTTAGTTTCTTCAATCATTTCAGCAACAGCAGCAAGTTTAGTTTCAAGTGCGGCAACGCGTCCTTGATTTTCAATTTCTTTCATCTTTTGAGCTAATGGATTTTTAGCTTCTTTGATTACTTTTTTAATATATTTTTCTAATTCACTCATAGTGGTTTTACTTTCTGAAAATGGATCGCTTAGATCAATGTCGCCTCCTAAGCCTAAGGCATCTAAGTCAGCCATTGGATCATCTGACATGTCAAATTCTGCGTCTCTTCTCTTTCTACCTCTAGTTTCAGGGGCATCTGGATCACGAGTTGGTTCCATTGATTTTTTAAGCTGTGAAGTTAAAGTAATTAAACCTTTCATTTCAAGTGCTTTTAAAAATTTATTTGCTTGTGCAGGACTGTTATATGAAGTATTAGCAATAATGTCTTTGGAAGTAAACCCATCTGGGTTAACCATTGCTGTAGCTAATGCTTTCATTTCCTCAGGTGTAAAACGCTTTTTAGGGCGTTTTTGACCAGGTGATTTATATTTTTTAAGAACATTATTTACACGTTGCATAAATTGAAGTACATCTTTTAAACCAACACCATCTTTAAGCTTGAATACATTAGATGTACGAGCCATTTCAGATAACTCTTCTTCTTCAACATATGATGGATCTTCACCAAACATAGGATCTGGTGACATGTCTTCTATACCTGGAGAGGTTATTTCATCGTCTTCAGGGCGAGAATCTGCTGCCATTTGTTCAGCGCGATCTAAGGCTCCCATTGCTAGGGCTTCTAATTCATCTTCGTCGCCAGTTTCCATAGCTTGAGCAATTCTTTCATCTTCGGTTTGCTCATTTATGACTGCTTGAATTTCTTCAAGTATAATCTGCTTAATTTCGTTTTTGTTCATTGTGCACAATGTTTGGTGTTAACAGTAATAAATATATAAAAATTACTGAGGAAGTGTATAGTCTATAGTATTTATTAGAACTATAGTACCTACAAAACCCCCCACAACACCTACCCATGGCTTTTTATACCATTTATCTACTTGATTTAAACGATCTGTATAGATAGTGATTTGGTTATTTAGTAATTCTATTTCTTCATCTTTATAAAGAAGGAGGAGATCATTATGGTCATTTAATTCTAAATGAAATTCTATTTCTTTTTCAAGTTGTTTAATTAAAATTGTTTTAATTGAATCTTGTGTTTCAAGTGTGTCTAAAGCCAAGAAAAACTCCTCAAGTTCCAATGCTGGAATTTGAAGAGTATCTTGTGAAAAACTTAAACTAGACACACATAACATTAGTGTAGTTAATATGTGTTTCATTTTTTAGTTCTATACTTTTTTTTAAAGTCGTTAGTAGTTTTTTTAGCACTAGTTGTTGGTTTAACTTTTGCTTTAGTTTTATTAACTACTTTTTTCTGCTGAGTAATTTTGTCTTTAGTTACCTTTTTATCAGCTTGGACTTTTTTAGTTTTAACTTGAACAGCTTTAATTTTAGCTTTGTTCTCTTTAATTTTTTTGTTGTGCTCTTTTTTCTTTTGTGTAGAGGCTACTGCAGCGGCACCACCAAGTACTGCAAATAGTCCTAATATCCATTTAAATAATTTCATGATTAAAATGTTATTGTTTTTAATATTTGTTTAATTCTTTCTTCAGTAGAACCTTTGATTGTATGGCAAATAGGACGATGTTTAAGAATTAACATTTGAATTTCTTCGTCAATTTCTTTCCTATAATCTAAATCCGTTTCTCTTACACCATTATCTTCCATTTCCATTCCTTCAGGGGAAATATAAAACATATAATCATACTCTCTGATAAAACGTTTAGCATATTCTTCAAAGGCATCCCCATCTATGTAACTAGTTTTTCTAGCACATTTTGTAAATGCTATTACATCAATAATTGTTCTATCTGTGATTATGTCAGGTTGCATAAGCTCTGTTACGCGTTCTGCTAAGAATATAGTTTGACCTTCAATAGTAGTTTCATGATTCAAAGGTATACCCAATGAATTAAGATACTGACTACGTTCAGTAGCGAATTTATAATCTTTTAATTCAGGAATTTCCTGAAGTGCTTTTACTAGTGTAGTTTTTCCTACACTCATTGTTCCACAAAAACCTATTTTCATCTTATCCTGCTTGTCTTGCTTTAAATCTTGGGTCTTTATACCATGGCATCCCCTTACCACTACGCTTAGCTTCTTTCCACTCTTCTTCTGTTTTTCTTATACCATAAATATAGTATTCTCTTAACCTACTATTTCCTTCTGGAATAAGTGCTGGTCCTTCCCAATTATGGAGTTTATTGTCCCAATAATATGCTATAGTTCCGTCTGGAGTTTTTAAGCGTTTTGTTTTAGGAAAACTTTCTTTACCACGACGATTATTTTGTTCATCTATAGCTTGAGCTTCCTTAAGTCTTTTTTCTTCGTCTTTATTCATACTGCATTGTGTTCTAAAATATTTTCAGCTACATAAGTTCCTTGTGCCCCACTTACTGTAATACCCCTTGCTGAGAGAGCATCACCTACAAAGTGGACATTTGATAATTTATTAAGAGATAAATCTTTATAATTAACCAGTGGTTCTGGTGAAAGATATTTAACCTCAGGCATGTAAACACCCCAATCATTGCCTAATGTTGGGAATACTTTAGTCATGTCTTCAATAAAATCTTCAATATAAACCGCATTATCACCAATAGCATCATATAGTGGATCTAAGCTATTTACAATTTCTGTTTTAACATAACCACCTTCACTAGTTTTAGATGGTACTCTATGGCTAGGCGAGTAATAAGTACCAGTGCCATTAACCTGGAGTTTTTTAACTGCTTCACGTGACCAATCAAATGGTTTATCAATGCCTCTAATCTCCATTAGAATACCAAAATTAGTCATATCGTTACGATATGCTTCATCTTTTTTAGCATGTCCATTGTACGAATGATCTCCATACGTTTCTTCAACTGCAACATATGCTGCATTATTATTAGTACAGAATGATCTTAATGATACACCTTTATCTTCAAATTTACGATACAACTTAAAGTCATAGCTAATATCAATTAATTTTTGGAAGTGGTGTTGTGGTGCTTCAAATCGTACACCAATTTGTACTGGTTTAGATTCTGTATCATGGTTTCCAGTCTCTATAAGGTGTTTACCGAAGTCAATGCCTGACTTGCCTACTGCAAATATTAAACGATCATAAAAATATTTTTTATCTGCTACAACATATTCGCCTTCAAAATCGATTTCTGTTACTTTGGAGTTCCATGTAAATTTAACACCTTTAGATACTAAATATTCGTACCATGCTTTACCAATTTCGTGGAGATAATCAGTACCAATGTGCCATACTGGGAATAATCTTAAACCAAAATATGGTTTAATAAAATCCGGTTCTTCTACTGGATGTGAACATTGGATAACTTCTGGTTTTGGGTGAAAACGTCTAAAGTTATTAATCACTTGATCCATTAACTCCATAGCTTTTTCATCACCACAGTATTTAGACATATGACCACCAATTGAGGTATGGTATGTAAGTTTACCATCGCTCCAGCCACCTGCCCCCATAAAGCCTGTCATTACTTCTTCAGGTTTGCGGTTATAAGGATCATTACCCATATCAATAATAGTAATACGACTTCCATCATACCCATTATCAACTAATTTTGTTGCAGCATTTACGCCTGCCACTCCAGCGCCTACAATTACTATTTTTTCTTGCATTTATGCATAATTTTAACGGTTAAATATACGATAAAAAGAGCTATAACCCACATGAGGTTACAGCTCTCTAATTATTTTTATTAAGTCGACTAGGCTATAAATCTAGTCTATATGTTTACTGTTGGTATTTAAAATTGTCTTCAAAGTCTCTCATTAATAAATTACCTTGTAAATATGCTTCTTTTTCCATATTACGCATATGTTCATCATTTTGAGCATATTGTGGATCACTAGCATCACCTAAATGTAAGTCACCTCTTTCATTTTGAACGTGGTGAATTAATTCATGAGCAAATGAACGAAGTATATCTTTAGGATGACGGCCAGAAATATATAATACAACATCTAAATTAGAAGGATCATAATATGCAGTGCGACCTAAAGTCATTCCAGCATTTTCTTCATCCTGTTTAAGGATTAACTTAGGTGTAGTACGGATATTAAACTTTTTAACAGCATCTCTATAGATACCTGCCAATGCTTGTTTGAATTCTGGATTATTATTCATTATGCTTCAGGTTCTTCTGCGGGTTCTTCGCTTTCAGGTTCAAATGGGTCTGAAGCGTCTTCTTCGTCTGAAGCGGCTTCTTCACTATCATTTGCTAATTTACCTTGTTGCATTAACTTTTCCATTTCATACTTAGCACCATTAACATCATCATCTCTATCCAAGTCAAATAAAATACGATTAATATCAGCCTGCATATATAAACCATTATCAATTAAGTTAAAGGTTTGACCATTTTCAAGAAAACATTTAAATATAGGTTTAGGTGCTTTAACTATCTTAACGTCAACTATGGCTGAAGGTGGAATGCCTAATGTACCAGGACCCAAAGCATCAAATGCTCCAGGAGATAATTGGCGCAATTGGTATTCGCGTTCTTCCCTTATTATTTGACGTATCTTACGTCTTAGCCGTTGTTCAGTTAATCTGTTCATCTTTGTTGGTCCCACCATGCCCCACCTAATTCAAGATCGGCAGGATATTTATCTACTAAGGCTTCAATTTCATCGTCAGTAAGCTTTTTACCAGTATCTAGGTAATAAGCAGCACCAATAAATGGATCTATAGATCCACCTCCATCGGCTTCTAAATCAACTACTTCTCTACCGTTTAATTCAAAAGCTTCATTCATTTTAGATCCTCTATAATCGTTATAATAAACAACTTTACCTGCTATGGTAAGTTCTTTTACTTCGTTATAGGGATCATCTTTTGGGAAAAGTTTATCCATATGATTTTTATCAAAAGATATATCTATACCCTCATTACCATCTCCTGCTGTTGCTACTTTATTATCTCCTATGATTTCAAAGTTTGAACCTGGGTTTCCTAATTTAGAAGCTATTTCCTTATAGTTAGCATTTAAAAAGTCTGCTATGTTTTGTCCCTCATCTTCGTTTAGTTCATTCATTTTAGATTTTCGATAATCTAAGTAATGGTAAACTGAAGACATATAATCTGATGCTTTAGTTAATTTAGCTTGAACCCATGATTCTAATTGTGACTCATCATCAATCATATCACATAAAGCCATAGCGTATTTTTTCATCTTAAGCATTTGGCTTTTAGCCATGCCACCTTCATAGTCCATACCATCATCTCCTAAATAATCAGGAGCATCTGGTTCAGGGAGTGCTAATTGAGCATCTTCTTGTTCGTTCAACTTGTTTTGCTCGTACCAATCCATAACAGCTTCTTTTCCTTTTTTAAGGAATTCTGTTGCTCTTTGGACACCCATTATCGCTAAAAGAGCACTAAACGCAACTACGGGAACACCTATATTTTTTGCTAAGTCAAGTGCTGTATAGTAGTCTGCAAAGCTTTCAAGGGGAATTCCCATAATAGAGGCTTCATTTGCCATATCAGTATAACCCATGTAGCCGCTTTTCTTTTTACCTTCTTTAAATACAATTTTAGTACCATCAACAGTAACTTCACCTTTATTATGGAGTTTAGCCATTAATGCTTTAGTAAATTTAATTGTGTCTTCTTTAGATTTACCTTCGTCCATATGTTTTTTCATAAGGTGTTTAAGGTCTACAGTAAATGTAGTATCAGCAGGTAATTCGATTGTTTTAGCTTCATTAGTACGTTGCCCTGCGGTGTAAGCGTCTTCAATGGCTTTAATCATGTCAGTAGGCTTTGGGTTTATTTTTTCTAATCTTTTTAATACGGCCTTATATTCATCTTCTTTAACTTCACCTTTAGATAATTTTTCAATAAAATTAAGTTCATTAAATTTTTTCTTTTTATTAGGTGTATCTAATTCAAGTTCATCATCTTCTAAATTCTTATCATCATCTGTATCAAAGTCACTTAAATCTCCTAAAAAGTCTGATACAGGTCCTCCATATTTTCTACCACGAATAAAATTAGCAATAGCATTTTCTTTCATAGGTGTAGTATTATCAAATTCACCACTATCTAAAAAAATTAATCTTTTAGATATAAGATCTTTAATAGAATCTTGGGCCGATTTGTTACCTTCAGCTTGTTCATACGCCGCTTGTAAGCGTTGTACTACTGGATCATTTGAATTAATT